TTGACACGGGGATCAACTGTGAGTTTATATCGCCCCGCATCAACTGGTAGTTGATGCCCCGCCACCGGCACCCCAAGGCCGCTGGCGGGTTCTCTTGGGGCTTGGGGTAGGGGAGCAGGGATGATCGATCCGTTCATTGCCTTCGTGCTGCTGGCGGCCATCGTGGCCGTATCCATTGGCAGCGCCAAACTCGTTTCGTGGTGCCTCGACCGGCGTGGGGAGTCCGCCCGTCGCAGCGCACACGAAGCGGCCTTCGTAGCCCAGGCACGCGCCGAACTGGCCGCAACCGGCTGGACCCCGGATCACGAAACGCTCTATCAGGCCGAAATCGCGGCCACCAAGCGCGGTGATCTGCTGACCGCCGCTCGCTACGCAGAAGAGCAGGAGCGCGCCGCATGAGCAGGTATCCCTCATTCGCCGAGCTGGCGGAGTTCGATATGGGCCTCGCGGCAGTCGCTGTGTTCGTGTCGCTCGTCGTGGGCGGAGCCATCGTCTCCATCGTGATTGAGCAGGCATGGCTGGCGCTTCGTCGCCTGTGGAAGCTTCGCAAGGATCGCTCCAATGGCCGGTGAGCGCGTGGTGCTGGCCGAGTCGGGACTCCCCTCGTCTAACAGGGGAGTCAGTGAATTCAGGAACGCCGATGGAACCCTGACGGTCGGCATTGACTGGTTTTCCGCCTCCATCGACCTGCGCGCAGCGCTGGACGAACTCGCGTTCCGTGATGGCGACAGCTTCGAAGAGGTCCGCCAGTGGATCGAGTTCTCCCCTGAGAACGCTCGCATCGCAGCCTTGCAGGTGTTCTGCTGGTTCTTCGCCGGGCTTGGCCTTGAACTGGACGAAACAGCAGGCGGCGGTCGCTTCTACACGTGGCGTATCAAGATCATTGACGCGGCCAAGAAGTTCGTCGGAATGATCGAACTCGGCGGCGAAGAGTGCCGACGCGCAGATGGCACGTATACCGCCCGCATCGAGCTAACCGGTGATGGATGCAAGGCGATAGGCGCAGCGCGCTGCGGCCATGCGCAGCGGTGGCTGGAGCTTCGAGCGAAGCTCGAAAGCTGCGCCGGAAGGATCACCCGTGTCGATGTGTGCGCCGATGACCTGGTGGGCGACTACCCGTTGCGTATGGCGCAGAAGTGGTACGCCAATGGCGACTTCGACAACCGCGGTCAGCGCCCCAAAGCGCAGCTGGTGGACGACTACGACAGCGGTGACGGCAAGACGTTCTATGTCGGCGGCAAGAAGTCGGAAAAGCAGTTGCGCGTCTACGAGAAGGGCAGGGAGCAGGGCGACAAGAGTTCGCCGTGGGTGCGCTATGAGGCGCAGTTCCGCAACTCCAACCGCAAGGAACTGCCGCTCGACATTCTGCGTGATCCGGCTTCCTACCTGCTGGGTGCCTACCCGGTCCTGTCCTTTCTGCGGTGCGTTGCCACGCGTATCGAAATCACGAAAGCGGCCGTCGAGGCCACGTGGAAGAGCGTTCGCCGTCACATCCGCCGCCAGTACGGCGCGGCCCTCAACTTCATTGCCAAGAACTGCCCGGACGATCAGTCCCTGCGGTCGGTAATCGAATCCTGCACTTCGCCATCGCTGCCGAAGTGGGTCACAGGCGACACAGCAGCGCACTGGCCCGAAATCGCGGCCGTACAGCCAACCTCAAAGGGGTAACGAAATGATCCAGAACGTCATCAAGGTCACCGTCCTGTCGTCCAGCGTTGATGAGCGCGGTGGCAGCTTCAAGAACGATGCAGGCGAGAGCGTGGAGTACACCACCCGCAAGCAGAAAGCCAAGCTGGAAACGGCCGGTTTCGCCTATCCGTTCGATGTGCGCCTGGACAAGGGCCAGCAGCCGTTCGCCGAGGGCGAATACGAACTGGACGTTGCCACCATGGCGCAGGTCAACAAGGGCGTGCTGTCGCTGAGCAAGTTCACCGCACTTCGCCCGCTGCCGAAGGCTGCGCCGCGCGTAGCTGGGCAGGCCTAAGTCATGAGCCTCTGCGTTGCTTTAGGGGAAAACGGAACGCTGATCCCAACCGGTCAGCCCGTCGATCAGTGCACGGGGTATGTGCTGATGAGCAGCGCAGAGGCTTCCTCTGTCGCCATGTTCGCCGAGGCGTTCAAGGTGCCGGACAAAGACGTACTCGCAGGATGGGCGTCGGGGCCGTTCATTCTGATCATGACCTTGTATTTGGCTGCGCACATCGGTGGCCGTGTTGCAGCTGTGTTCGACAAATCGTAGGCCGCCATCAACTCAATGAAAGGGGATTTACATGGATTTCGAATCGATTCTGACCGGCCTGTCGGTCGCTGCCGCGCTGACCGCCATCGGTGGTGGTCTGGCCCTGATCGCCGTGGTCGGCTTCTCCCTGTGGGGCGGCCGCAAGGTCGCGGGTCTGTTCGGTAAGTCGTAAGCCGAGCAGTGATGGGGTAGGGGAGGCCATGCCTCCCCTTTCTATTTCAGGGGAGCGATATGGACTATCAAGTAATCATCGCTGGTCTTCAGGTCGGCATGATCGTGCTGGCCGTTCTGGGTGGATGCGCGGTCATCGCCCAGGTGAAATTCGGCCTGTGGGCAGGCCCGAAGGTGGCGCGGATGTTTCTGATGCGGAGGGGTAGATGATCCTTTGCCTGTTCGCCGGCTTCATCAGTGCGCTGTGCGGCATTGCCGTGGTCATGGGGATCAAGTCGTGACGCGAGTACGGCTGATGGCGGCGTTTCTCCTGACTGTCCTTGTAGCAAGCCTGTTTCCGCCCACTGTAAGGGCGCAGGCTCCTAACTGCATGGAGGAAAGGCAGAAGTGCGATCAGGGTCAGGCGCGACAAGCCTGCGAAACTCAGCCGATTAGCATCAAGGGCAACACATCAATTGTTGCCTTCACCAGGCGTCAGTGCATCGCTGTTGGCACCGCCAACGGCTACTTCCTGCTTCAGTACTTCGGGCAGCAGTCAAATGGATATGAGGCTGGCCCGTTTAACTATACCCGGCACTATTGGGCCTCTCTCTGTACTACACGTCCCGAAGAATTCGGCTGGCAAGGCGGGGAAACGGCTGCGAGCGTCAATGCGTGTCACAACGGTTGCATGTACACCAGTTCGCTTGATCCAAAGGGCACTGCCGGCGTCTCGTTCATGCCGACAGGTGGGACGTGCACCGAGTCCGATGCGCCAGCGCCGACCCCTGCGGGTGATGGTGGCGAGGAAGGAGGCGGTGACGGTGGTGGCACCGATCCCGGGGGCGGCGAGGGCGGGGGCGACAACGGGGGCGGTGACGGCGAGGGCGGAGGCACTAATCCGGGCGGGGGTGACGGCGGCGAGGGCGGCGGTGATGGTGATGGTGATGGTGATGGAGACGGGGACGGAGATGGCGGTGGTACCGGCCCGGGCCCAGGCCCAGGTCCCGGTCCCGGTGATGGTGATGGCGATGGCCCCGGACAGCCGGGGGGCGATGGGGACGCGTTGTATAAGCCGGAAGGCAAGACCGTGGAGAAGCTCTACGACGAATTTGCCGAGCGGGTGAGTAAGGCCCCGATCATTGATGCCACCAAGAGCTTCTTTGAAATCAGCGTCAGCGCCTCTTGCCCGAT